AGTGGATATGGAACTATATCTGCTGTGTATTGTTATACACAAACTTGTGTTACAACTCCATCTGGCTCTTACTTTGTTTCAAACGGACCTCCTTATCCAACAACTTTACCAGAGCAAGGTAGAGGTGGTAGAGGTGGTAATGGTGCTGCTGGTGTTCCTGGATCTCCCAATTATCAAGTACAAACATTTGGAGACGCTGGAAAGGATGATGTAAAAGCAGTATGTAATGGTAGTGATGATGGTGCTAATACTGCAACTAATTCAACTAAAGGTGAACCTGGTAATGCTGGTGGACAGCACGGTGCTCCTGGTGAATCTGGTGATGGACCTAGTCCTGCTGGTACTGGATTATCCCAAGGAGAAGGTGGTGGTAGAGGTGGAGCTGCTATATGTGGAAAATACTTTAAGACTCCATTAATAGGAAGCACAGGTGCGAATTATGTTAGGGGTACTGTTGGATTGCAGTGTGATGGAACAGAATCACCAGAAATTCCAATAGGAGATCTTCCAGTTGTTACTATGAGTGATATTAATTATGTTAGATTTAACTATCCATCTGAGGATGGTACAAATACACAAACTTTAAATGTAACTGGAACTGTTACCTTCAAACTATCTCATCGATGGAATGATAAGCTTGATTCTCAATTTGCAATGGATGGGTATAGAATATATGATACTAATGGGACTACTGTTCTATACAGTAATGTTCTTAATGAACAGTTTACGCAACCAGGATCAAATGAGATGCCAAAAGACATGGAATCTCAAGCATTAACTTTAGGTCAAGGAATATATCCAGTCGAATTTGTTAATTTACTTGCAGTAAACGTTGGTGGAACAGATTCAAATGGAAGGACTTATTTAAAGCAGGAGCGTATATTAGAAGCAGGACAAAAGTTAATCTTCTTTGACAATGATGGTAACGATAGAAACCAACAAATTGTAATACAAGGTGTTGGACAATCTAGTCAACAAGCTTGGGTTCGTTCCTATGATTCTAGTAAGCATGATACTTTGTTACCAGATGGAACATATGAATATGTTGCGATGCATTATTATTGGTCACAATTTATGAGAGATAAAGCAGTATGGGCTCAAAATGATGATCCAAAAACTCAAACTTCAAATAGATCAGAATTTCAAACTTGGTTCTTTAAACCAGAATATAGTGGACTTTATACATTAAGAGCTCAATCTGATAATAAGGCAGTATTCCTTAAAAACGGATTTGATTTTGGTTTTGAAACTGATGAATATCTTAGTAGTGGAGTACCGAGAACAGAGGACTCAATACAATTTATGGTTACAGGTTTAGATGTAGATCCAGGCGATCCAGGTATGACAATATCAGTTACTTGCACAAATAGTAAAGTTTCTCCTACTTGGAATGTAGTTAATGCTGTGGGACATGTTCCTGGTCAAAATTATGTTGCAGTTGAATCAGGTGCTTTCAAATATTATTGGGGAGGTGTATTACAAGCAACTCTTGTTCTTATTGGTGCTAGTATTGATTATGGACAATCTGCTGATGGCAATTTCAGATATAAAGGTGGAACATTACAAGCGGATGGAACTTATTCGATAGAAAGATCTAAACGTAGTCCTGAATTAAATTGGCAACAAAACCCTGCTGGTGTTGCTTGGGAATTGACTTTAGATAGAGGTGCTGATGGAATATATACCGCATGTGATTCTACAACACAAGCAGAAGGAAGTGTTTTTGGACCTGCTCAGATAAGTTATAGTGTTACTGGCGTTAATCCAGTAGATCCTACTCATCAAATAGCTGGAATTTCTTCTCCAAATGATCCTGCTTTTGTTGTAACAAATGTATTATCGGATAATGTAATAGCAAAACCATACTTCCCAACATCATATAGTATAAGGGGTAAAAATGGTGCTGGACAAACAACTGTAACTAAGAATATTTTATAGCGGTTGACACTGTTCGAGATTCCTGTTATACTTTTATTATGAAATTTACTCTTGCTATAGGAAACCCTCCTTATGGTGTAGGAGGGAATCTTGCTATAAAGATATTAAATAAAACTTCTGAGATCACAGATGATATTAGGTTTGTATTACCTACATCTATGAGGAAACCTTCTTGTCAGAATAAGATTAAGTCATATCTTCACTGTGAAGTTGATGATGATCTAGATGCTGCTACTTTTCCTGGTGGAATAAGTGCGGTAAAACAGTATTGGAAAGTAAAAAACACATCGAGATTTGCAACAGGGGTGAACGAGATTCCTATGCACAGAGAGCATCCCGATTTTGAATTTCTAGATTACAAAGATAGATTTGAGGCAGATGTTTTTATTGGTGAGTATGGATGTGGTCCTAGTGGAGTAGTAAAGACTGAGAACTTTACACACTACGCTAAAGGACATCACTTTCTAAGTGTAAGATCACCTGAAGTTATAGAAAATCTAGTTAGATTTGCTCCTAAGTTTAGAGAAGTAGCAACAATAACTAATGGTCGATACCATTTCGGTAAGAATGATTTGATTACCACTTATATTAAATGTTTAGATGAAGAACAAACATAATATAGAAACTGGATCTAATATTGAGAGATCTGATGAAAGGATAAAGGAAACTCAAGAGGTATTCACTCCTCGTGAGTTGGTAGAATTGATGATAGATGAGATTGCTGTTTCGTTATTGAAAGATCCTAGCAGCAAATTTATTGATAATTGTGCTGGTAGTGGCAATTTCTTAATTGGACTAAAGGAACGACTCTGCTTGTATCATAGTGAGAAGCACGTTTTAAATCACATGCTTTACGCAGTAGAATTGCTAGAGGACAACCATAAGGAACTCTGTGGTCGTTTGGGTGTGACAACTCATCATCCGCACTATGTTTGTGCAAATGCCTTAGAATACGACTATAGTTTTGGTGAACCAATAGGAGTGTTGAAATTTTAATTTGCATAACTAACTCTGTTAGGGTTGTAGGACAAGCTTTATAATTTCTTAAGAACCAAGGGGGTTGCACACCCTCTTTTTTTGTGTTATAGTAGTATTGTCTTTACATATACAAATACATGACACAACAAATGAATCCTCTCTATGAGGCAGAATTCGTTTCTGATCTATATCTACTTTCTGCTATTGAAAGTGTTGACAATAGACTTGGTGAAGGTTATGCAAAAAAGAATCCATCCTTGGTAGCAACTATGGTTTCTATTACTGCACAAGAACACCAAATAGTTATAAAAAGGAATATTGCTGAAGATTCAGTTTCCTAACTGTCACAAGACCCCCGAAAGGGGGTTTTTTCATGCTATAATATATTCAACTGAGAAACATTGATGCCATTACGTCCACACCAAAATGATGCTCTGGATGCTATGGCAAACCATACTAAGGGGCAGATCATCGTACCTACTGGCGGTGGTAAGACTATGTGTATGATTGAGGATGCCAAGAGAGGAGGCACTACTGTTGTGGTTGCTCCTCGTATTCTATTGGCAGAGCAGTTATCATCTGAGTTCCTTGAGGTTCATAATGACGTATCTGTAATGCACGTCCATAGTGGAGAGACACCACACTATTCTTCAACCAAAGCAAATGATATTGCTGAGTGGACTTTGCTCAACCGATTATTTGGTAAGGATAGTTTGATCTTTACTACATATCATTCACTACACAGAGTACAAGAATCTGGTATTCCTGTAGATACAATTTACTTTGATGAGGCACACAATAGTGTTCAACGAAACTTTTTCCCTTCTGTTAGACATTTTGCAACTCATAGTGCTGACAGGTGCTTTTTCTTTACTGCTACTCCTAAGCATAGTCGTACTGTCCAAAAAGCTGGAATGAATGATAGAGGAGTGTATGGTGATGTTTTGATTAATGTACCAGCACCTAAGTTAGTTGATGAAGGTTATATTTTACCACCTAAAGTTGAGGTATATAAGAGTCGTTTACTTAGAAAAGATGAGATTTATTCTGAAGTAGAATCAGAGCATATGATTGGTGCTATTGATAGATTAGAAGTGGATAAGGTTCTTATCTGTGCTAAATCTACTAAGCAAATTACTGGTCTTTTAT